TCAAAGGTCTGTCTCTTTGTTATTTTCATCGGCTTCGGCGGCGACGCTGTTATAGATATTCTCAAGCACCTGCCATTCGCTGCCATCGGGGTCGAAGCGCAGCAGGGCGGTTATAAGCCTTGAGCGGAAGCTTTCGGGGCTGTCCTTCATAAGCGAGCCGAGCAGATCGCCCATTTCCTCCTCGCGAGTCCTGACCTCATACGGTTCGCCGACGCCCGTGCGCAGCCATGTTTCACTGACGCCAAACTCCCGGCAGATGTCGGCAATCGTGCGATCACTGGGCAGCTTTGCGCCTGAGCAGAGTTGACTAAGGTACGGCTGAGATATGTTTATCTTTTCAGCAAACTTAGTTTTTGTATTGCCAGACATTGCGACAACGCTTGAAATGCGTTCATTTAGTTCACTCATCAAATCACCTCCTTGAGACCATTATAACCACGCGTTAGAAAAAGTCAAGAAAATTTATTGCCCAGCAATAAAAATGTGTTGACAAAGTAGCTAAGCAATGATAGTATATAGCCAAGCAATAAGCCAACACAACGAGGCAATGAAAGGAGGTGAGCGGGATGAACAGCTACGGAATTCGCATCGTTGTCCCCGAAGGGAAGGTAAAAGAAATCCTCGACCGTCTGACAGCGGCACAGAAAACAATAAACGATTGCTATCAAGAGCTGAGAGACCTCGGCGTCTTGGTGATAGAGGAAGAGACCACCAGCGGCAACTGATGGCCTCTCGCAAAATCACTCGGCCTGTTCAAGCTCCTGAATAAAAGTATTCAATAGCTTAGCAACATTGTTAATGACATTATTTATATCCTTAACCGTTGCAGGGTCACTACCTGTTGCGCTGCTTGGTCTGCTGTAAAACTGAAATTCATAAACAGCCCGGCGCAACTCTTCAGTATCGATATTCACAAACGTTCCTCCTTTCCTGTGACTCTTCGGGTGGTACCCGGCAACTGTTGACAGCAGCGTTGTAGAGCTGTTCGGAGCGGCAACTTCGGACAGCTCAGGCAAAGAATAACACAAACACCAAGCCGACGCAAGAGAAAAGGAGGTGAGCGGGATGAACCGAAAGATTGAATGGATCATCAACCAAAACCGGGACGGGCAGACAGAACCATGGATAAAGCTGAGATACGCCGATGCTGCTCCGGTCAAGCGAACGCCGATGAACCGGTTTGACTTAATAACCTTTCTTGATGAGCTTATCAGGATCGACACCCTGAGACCTAAGGTGCTGCGAGATCTTCTTCTTAAGCGCGTTGCAAAAAATGTTGTTTTCAATCAGCTCGTTTCTGGTGTTGCCGCCATAATCCCTTGAATCAAGCATTTCGATGTTTTCGGCAATGTGGTTATAAACGATGACATACAAGACAATCAATTCATTAACAGTAAAATCTTCAGGCTTCAATGTAATCACCTCCCTTCGGGGAGAGTGTAACACAAAAGCCAAGACATGACAATGAAAGGAGAAAACCAATGAGTGAAAAAGAAAAAAGCATGATAGAGAAAATAGCCAAGCTCCCCCCGGAGCTTCAGGACAAATTTGCAGACAAGCTCGACGGCGCCGCAATGGCGCTGGACGTGCTGGAAAAGAGGACAGCCAATGCCGAAAACAAGGTTTGATAAGATCGCTCGCGATCCGCTGAAGGAGCTTGTGCTCGGACGCAAGGCGGCGGTCAGAATAAGCGAGGTCAATCTCGCGAAGAAGATGGGCATAAGCACCGGGCGGCTGAGAACGATGTTCTCCGGCCCGTCGGATTCATGGAAAATCGGAGAAGTCAAAGCCCTGTCACGGGCGCTTGATATGCCGATAGACGAATTCCGGACTCTGATAGCGAGGTGACGGCATGGGGCGATGGCCGAGGCAGCTTGTGGGCCGGTGGCACGGCACACGATGTGTTATATGCAGGATCGGCATTGAAGGCAATCTTGCCGAGATTGAATACAAGGGAATTACTAAGCTTGTTCCGATGGAGGATATTGAAATTGAGGAGGAAGAGAAATGAACATAGGCATTTTTGTTTGGATATGCGCCGCAATTCTGGCTATAATCTACGGCATTTATCGCGGACTTGAGATATTCGCCGACGCAGCGGAGCGGGAATGCGCGAAAAGGAGACGGCAGTGAGGGACAGATACACGGTGATGATCACGCTGCTGTGCATGACATGCCTTGCGCTGCTGATACTTATAGCCTTTGCACTGAGCAAGCCGGAGGAAGAGCAGCACATTCCTGCGCCGGAGATGAACGCCGAAGGGCTGTGCACGGTTACGGTGAAGCACATGTCGCAGCCGACGGAGGCAGAGATATTGGCTATGGCACAGGCAATGAGCGGCGAATGCTATGAAAATGAATACGGCGATATGCTTAAAGTGGGCATGGCTATATGCAACCGCGTAGATTATTCAGGCGGTATGTACAGCTTTCCGGACACAATACAGGGCGTTTGTGCTCAGCCGGGGCAGATATACGGGTATGATCCGAGCAGACGGCCGAAGGACATATACACGCAGGCCGCGAGAGAGGTTTTATCCAGCTGGTACGGCATCAAAAACGGCGAGGCCAGACCGTGGGAGCCGGGGATCAAGTTCTGGTCCGGCTTCGGCGGAACGAAAAATACATTCAGGGAGGACTACCGATGAAGATAATCATATGCATAGCGGTCGTTGCGATAGCCTTCGCCCTCGGCTGGAACGCCAAGGCGCTGCACACGCTGCACGCCATAGACAGGGTGCTGGACATGCTGGACAAGTCCATAACGGAAAAGGAAGAGCTGAGCGAGACCGAATTTTTCTATGTACACGGCATGCTGCGCACGATAGATCTGCTGCAGGAGAGGAAATGACATGGAAAGAACACTGTATTTATGCTTTGCGTGCGCCGCAGATATGGCCCAGGGCTATGACCTTGAGGAGCTGCCGGGGCAGCTGAAGAACGCAAGATGCGAAAAATGCGCCCGGAAAGCATGGGGCGCGACATACCGCATAAGGGCAAAAAATAACCGCGGCACCACCGACTAAAGCCGTGCCACGGTTAAGTAAATCCAAACCCGAGAGGATCTGTGACTTAAGAATAACACGGATCCTCCGCAAACACAATAGGAGGAATTATGAATAAATACGTTGAAGCGGCTCTCGAAAGCTATGAGACGATAAAAAAAGAGCTCAAAACCTTCACGAGAGCCAACACGGACTTTGAGCTTGATATCGACGATGGCGGCTATCCGCTGGTGTTCACCTTCTCCCCGAGCGAGGATGCAGCACAGGAAAGTATGTTCGAGCCGGACGAAAACGGCGCTGTCGGCTCTCTGCGCGTTATCTGTTCCAGCGCCGGAGCGGGCGTTGACCTGGGGCTTAAATGCCACATTCAGGCCGAGGTATTGAAAAAGCTGCTATCGCGCTGTCAGGTCTGCGCCGAGGCGAGCCTTCATGCATACAAGGCCGGGAGGTGCGGGAGCTATGAGTGAATGGACAGCTAAAGCAGCCGCCCGGCTTGAGGACGAATGCAAGAGCGGCAAGTTCGATAAGTACGGCAGCGCCATGAAGGAGGCTGTACAAAAGGCGCTTTTGGATTTCTGCCGGCAGGACGATGAATTTGCACAGGCGGTCGTGCAGGGCGGAAGCTTCACCGACTGCATGGCGGCCGTCGGCAAAAAAGTCAAAAACGGCAGCATATCCGATCTCGATGCGTACTCCGCTGCTGTCGGCTTTTACTTTCCCGGAGCAAGGATCAGCTTTGAGATGCGCATTGAGCTGTGCGAGCATGACGGGGATGAGATATCAAGGGACAGTCTGCTGGTAGATCTGTCGGCATTTCTGTGAGGCGCGGCATGAGCGATTATGAAGCTATCTGCACCCAAGCGCCGCCGGCGCTCGAGGACTTCCCGAGCATTGAGGATACCGGAGCGGTTATCCGGCAGGTCAACCGGCTGTTTGATCCCTATGTTTTCTTCGAGCGGCACAAGGACAGCATCGAGCTCTGGTGCTCATGCTGCTTAAGGCACGGAGAGATTGACATACTGCCGCGCACAATGACGACGGTCGAATATGAGCTTTTATACAACAAGCACAACATGCATGTTACCTGCCCGTACTGCGGGGCAAGGGCAACATACAAGAACGCCCGAAAGCTCGGCAAGAAAACCAGGCTGCCGCAGTACCTGCCGGTGGTCCTGCTGGCAGAGAAGAACGGCGACCTTTACGCGAGAGCATACTGGACGCGCAAAACCTAAGCTTGACGTACTATATAAGCCGAACAGACAGCGCGCAGGCTGAGAATATACAGTCTGCCGTAAACACTGCCATATCGCAGTACACGATGTGGCAGCGCAGCATAGGGCGAGATATAAACCCCTCAAAGCTGACTGCAATGATAATTGCAGCCGGCGCAAAGCGCGTGGTAGTGTCCTCACCGATCTATACCAAGGTCAATGCAACATCTGTTGCAAATCTCTCGGGCGCGGCATCGATCACATACGGGGGTCTTGAAGATGATTGACCTTAAAGACAGCCTCTTCATCGACATACTTCCCGGACACTTGGAGACGGCGGAGGTCAGGGCGTTAGCCTACGCAATAGGCCAACAGGTGAGGCAGATATGCAGCTACGCGGATAAGTCGCGCACCTACGCCGCGCTTGCCTCCACGCCGAGCGCGGTACTGGATGTCCTTGCCGCCGAGCTGCGCACCCCGGCATACGACGAGGCATTGCCGGTAGAGACGAAGCGAGAGCTTATATCCGGCACGCTGACGTTTTACACGCACATGGGCACTCCGGCGGCTCTCGAGCAGCTTATAAGTACCTTGTTTGCAAGAGGCCGAGTCAGCGAATGGTACGACTATAACGGCAGCGTATATCACTTTAAAGTGCAGATCGATATTGCTGCCGACACCGTTGACGATGCAAGGCGAGCACAGGTGTAGGCGAGGGTAAATCAGTACAAAAACCAGCGGTCAATACTGGATTCCATCGAATACTATGAAACTGGCGCCGAAGCTGTCGCATACACTGCCGCCGCCTTTGTCGGCTGCGAACTTGTCGATAGCGGCATCGCCGAAAACTACAATTAATCCGGAGGTACACACATGGCAAAATGGACAGGTGTTGTCACCAACAAGGGCGCGGAGCTTCTCGCCGCATGGGCGGAGGGTACGACCCTGAATATATACTCTGCGGCCGCCGGCACGGGCACCGTCGCCGAGGCCGCAATGATAGCTCAAACCGCGCTTGCCGGGCAGAAGCAGGCCGCAAGCATCGTAAGCCACAGCAAGGCTGACGGCGCAACCGGCCTTAAAATCCAGCTTCAGATCACCGCACCGTCAACCGGCTACACCCTTAATCAGTTCGGCATATGGGCAAAGGTCGGCAGCGGCGAAGGCAAGCTGCTCGCACTATTTCAGAATTCCGAAGGCATCGACGTTCCGTCGGCATCCGATTCACCGGACTTCGTTTATACGTTCTATGGCCTGATCATGATATCCAACACCGGCAGTATCTCGGTCACGGTCGATGCAAGCGCCGTCGTTACCACAGCGACTATGCAGGCCGCTATCGCCGCTGCTATCGCGGACATTCCTCAGCCCATCATCGGCACCACGCCGCCGACTGCATCGACTGTTGGAACGGTCGGGCAGCAGTACATAGACAAAACGAACAAGCGCGTGTGGTACTGCACGGCGGCAGAAGCGACGGGGTATACATGGATATCGCCGGACAAGGACTTAGCCGACGCTATCGCCGGAAAGCAGGATGCATCAAGCGCGGTCAATTCGTCCAACATCGGCAGCCAGACGGTCAAAAAAGCAAAATACGCGACCGACACCATCGCCGTCGGCACACCTGCGCTGCGCAATCAGTATTTCGTATCGGCAGAAGCCACGCCCACGGTCAACGGTCAAATCGCGTGGGTGTACGGTTAAGGAGGTGCGGTATGGCATTATTACCAAGCGGATATACAAAGCTTGAGTATATCGAAAGCAGCGGCACACAGTACATTGATACTGGTGTGAGCAACTTCCGCACGCAAAGTACTCGTGTAACTCTTGATGTGGACTGGTTATCAGGCCTGGGCTATTATTTTGGATGCGCTCAATCAGGGCTTAGTTGGTACGTTGAAGCGTTTCAGCCAACCAAGGTTTATTCGGGTTACTTAGATGAAAGTGAGTCAGCGGACATAGCTACAGTAATCGGCCGATATACAGTAGACAAAAACGGTGTCTCCACGAACGTAAATGGAGTAAAAATACAGCATGCCTCGGCGGACAGTTCTGCTTCAATTCCAATATGTCTTTTAGCGTGTGGGGGCAGCTCGGGGGTGTCCGGTATTGCGGATGCGGCAAGAATTTATTCGTGCAAGATTTATTCAGGCTTAACACTTATCAGGCAGTTTGTGCCTTGCAAAAATTCCTCCGGTGAAGTCGGCCTATACGATGAAGTAAACGACGTATTCTATGGCAATGCTGGTACAGGCGTGTTTATTGCAGGCCCGGAAGTACCTATCAGCGGTCCTGGCGGTGGGGGCAAGCACAAAACCTTAATCGCCGGTACGTCTTACGGTATCAAAGGCGGTAGAACATTAATCGGCGGCACCGGCTATGACATCAAGAAAGGCCGGACGCTTATAGGCGGCACGGGGTATGATATCAAATTAGCAACGCCCTTAGCAGAACTGCCCGAAGGCAGCATCATCAAACTAAACGAAGATGATACACCCGTAGAATTCTATGTTGCAAAGCACGACTATGAGAGCGACTTGAACGGTGCAGGAAGAACGCTACTTGTACGCAAAGATTGTTACGCTTCATATAATCTTGCGCACTATAGCAGTCCCAGCAATTATTTTCCTGATACCGGCGTTTACAAAGTGCTAAACAGTACATATAAAGTCAAATTAGATGCAGCAGTACGCATTGCAATGGGTACAACGTCATGCAAGACGGTGAAAACCTACAAACCGACGGGCTCAACTTCCATACGTGGGAGAATGACTACTGTGTCTGCGGCTGTTTTCACATTATCAAAAACCGAAATTAATAATAGCCTTAACTACAATTTGTCCGAAGGTACACAACTGCCTATATCCGATACGTTGAAAACAGCACTTTTCAACGGAGAAGCTGTAAACTGGATTACAAGAAGTTCGTCAGCAATGAACAGCATATATGTTATTACTTCAAGCGGGTCGGTTTCGAGTGTGTATTACCATCAAAATTCAGATAACTACTATATGCGCCCGGTTTTCACTCTGCCCGAAACGATGGAAGTTGACGGCGATTTCAACCTAATCGCAGCATGAAAGGAGACGCAATGACCTACATCAAAGTAAACAACACACTATATCCCGCGACGATAGACGGCAGGATAGCCGACTATGCATGGAACAGGCGAGATACAAAGTCTATCACGCTTGAAATGGCATACACCGACGTGCTTGAGCTGCTGCCTGACAATACGCCGTGGTCGATAGTGCAGAAAGACACCGTGCAGAAGCTTGACGATAACGGTCAGCCGATGACGGACGAGAGCGGCGAACAGATAACCGAAGAAGTCACGACCGAGTTTGACAATTCGGAATACAGCATGTCTGGCGTTATCACCGACAACCGCGACGGCACATGCACCATTAAGATGGGCAAGCCGACAGAGATAGAAAACATCCTTAGTGAGCTGGAAAGCGAGGTAGGTACAAATGAATGATGAAATTCGCGCAAGAGTTGACAACCTTAAGCAGGGCATATCAGCCCTTAAAACCGTTTCCGACACTATAGCCGAAGTCGGCATAACCATTGAGGACAAGCCCACGGATATGCCGTCAAGACCCGGTTACAAGTGGGTTCCGCATCAGGCGGCGGCAGGCGGCGCTATCACGTGGATTGAAACCGAATCCGAGGATAAGACCGGCACAGCGGAGCAGCCGATAAGCTTCACACCGGGCATGACGGTTTATCCCAACTACTACTACACCGACGGCACCACAAGATACGTCTGCGTGCAGGGTGGTAATCCTGAAACGATCGGCGAGGGCGATTATTTCATGGCGTTCTAAAACAAAAAAGCTCCCCGTAATGGGGAGCGAGGATGCTTCGGGAGAGCCTATTGCCACGACACATGGAGCTGGCGGTTATTTGCGGCGCAGTCGGAGAGATAGAGATTTATAAGCGTCTGATAAGGGATGCCGGACTTCGCGGACTGGCCTTTGAAAAAGTCAACGGTATCCGCGTCAAGGTTTATGGTTATCTGCTTCTTGAGCTTTTTGGCGTAGGGGTTCGGACGGGGATTCAGTTTTTCAATCTCGTATTCTTTACGCATTTTATTTACCTCCTTAGAACCTTTTTTCATAGATCGAGCGCTCTGTCCGAGTCGCTTTTCTGGCGGAAATAATTCTTATTCGCTCATCTTCGCTGCGGTAGCAATGGCTGACTATGCACACGCCTTTTTCACTGCTCATGCCGATGATCAGAAATCTGTCTTCGGCTTCGGAATGGTCGGGGTCGTCGAATAAAACGGCATAGTCATCATAGAAAACGGCTCGTGCTTCCTCAAAAGAAACACCGTGCTTTTTGATGTTGGCAAGAGCCTTGTTTTCATCCCACTCAAATATCATCGCGGCACACTCCATAATTATCTTATAATTATATTATACACATAAAGTCCGAATATGCAAGAGGAAAACACAAAAAAATACAGAAAGACGGTGGTTTATGACATGACCTACACAAACAGTCCGCTTGTGGACTACACGCAGATATCCCCACACCGGGGCAGCCGTAACGGGCACGCGATAGACACTATCACAATCCACTGCGCAGCGGCACAGGCGGCAGTTGAAACGTTAGGCAGGCTGTTCCAGACCAAGCAGGCAAGTGCTAACTACGGTATCGGCGCAGATGGGCGCGTCGGAATGTACGTCGAAGAAAAAGACAGAAGCTGGTGCACGTCCAACAACGCCAACGATGCGCGCGCCGTGACCATCGAGGTTGCGTGCGATAACCGGCACCCCTACGCCGTTAAAGATGCCGTGTATAAAAAACTGATAGCCCTTGTGGCCGATGTCTGCAAGCGAAACGGAATTGCAAAGCTGGTCTGGTCAACGGACAAATACGACCGCATGAACCACAAAGGCGGCTGTAACATGACTGTACATAGGGACTATGAAAACAAAGCCTGCCCCGGTCAGTGGCTTTATGACCGTCACGGCCAGATCGCAGCGGAAGTAAATAAAATTTTGGAGGATGAGGATATGGTGAGATGGGCAAAGCTTGATGATATCCCCGAGGGCTACCGCGCAATGGCGCAGCGTTATGTTGACGCCGGAGCACTGCGAGGCAAAGGCAACGGGGAGATTGACCTGAGTGAGGACATGCTCCGCGCTATGGAGATCATGCGCCGCTACTTCGAAAGCGAGGGCAAGTAAGACATGTATCGAGGTACAACGCCGACACTGAAATTTACGCTGCCGTTTGATACCTCGGAGCTTGCGGCAGCGTGGGTAACGCTTGCACAATCAGGCAAGGTGGTTATCGACAAGCCAATGGCCGACTGCGTGCTGGACGGTTACACATTATCGGTTACTCTAACTCAGCAGGAAACGATCAAGCTGACGGCGGAAAACCGAACCGACATCCAGCTTCGTGTGCGCACGACCGACGGCGCAGCACTTGCATCGGCAATTTTCCGCGAGGAAACCGACCGGATTTTAAAGGACGGGGTGATCTGATGCTGACCTTTGCGGTTCGGTTCGATATGCCCGTGCGCGAGCTGGCGGTAGATTTTGTGTCGCCGCCTGAGCTGCGTGTGGATTTCTCCATGTCGCCGGTGGTTCTGGCCGTAGATTTCAAAGGGCTGCTATTCCGCGATAAGCCCGTTTATGTCGAGCCGGAGCTGTACAAAGGCGACTACGAGGTCGAGCCGTCATTCGACCGGCAGCAGCTGCCGACAAAAGCAAAGAAGATGACCGATGACCTCACTGTTGAGGCGATCGAGGTTCAGCGCGTGTCCAATGCGGCAGGAGGCCGCGTACACGAAGATAAACGGAGTGTGGGTCAAGCAGACCGATATGGCGGCGTTGAAAAATGAAATGAAAAACATAAATTTAAAACTCGGAGGATATTAAAATGAATGCACCCGATAAAGTCACGGAGATCAAAGGTACAGCGACAGCGATTGCTGCGATAATCACAGGCATTATAGGCTGGGCAGGCTGGGCGGTGATGCTCTTCCTTGCGCTCATCATAATCGATTGGACGACCGGATCGTGTGCCGCGAAAAAGGCCGGTGATTGGAATAGCTCAAGGAGCAGAGAGGGACGCTGGCACAAGGTGGGCGAGATTGTGGCCGTTGTTGCGGCTTTCATGTGTGACATAGCGCTAAAAATAGGCATGACAGGGTTAGGGATAGAGTTGCCAATAGACTATGACACATTATTCGGACCTCTGGTGACAATGTGGTACATATTCACGGAAATCGGATCGATAGCCGAGAATGCCCAGGCATTGGGCGCGCCTGTGCCCGACTGGCTGACGAGCGGCATCAAAAAGCTCAAGGACAAGACCGATGATATGGGGAACAAGTGA